TCAGCTTCTTTTTCTAAATCTCTTAATTCTTGGTTTATTTCTTCAAGTTCAATTCCACTATTAGGGGCACACTCAAATATTAGTTGATCTAAGGCTCTTAAAATTAAAAGTATAATAATTAAAGCAGCAACTAAAAATATAAGTGCTATAAGTAATTGTTTATTTAAATTTTTGTTATCTTCTATAAATTGATCTAGTACTTTTTTTACTTCCTCTAAATTAGAAATAACAGCATATGGTGGTGCTCCTGGAGGTAGACCTAAAGGTAAAGGTAGATTTTGAATTTGCAATTTTACTCCTCTTAATTGTCCAGCTATATAAGTAAATAAAGCCGCTAAAGCCGTATTTACAGCCACCATAACATATATTTGGTTTAACTGTCGTACTAGCCTATTTCTTCTACGAGCCGCTTGTTTTAATTGGTCGGGGGTAGGACAAATCGCCTTTTTTAAATCCGCTATTTTAGTAATACCAAATAGTAAAAGTAACCCAATAGCTATAGGTAATAGTTTAAATAAAATAGTATTAGTCATTTTGTAGATAGCATTACGCCTAACTACAATAACTTTTTCTGGGATTGATAATGCTATGTTTTTAGCTTTATCTATATTATTTTGGATTTCTTGTCTTAACTCATCAGCAGCATATTTAGCTGCCTTATTTATATTAATTAGCCCTTTAGTTTTAATATCAGTTTTAACCATTCTTTCACTGGTTAATACTTCTAAGTTTGTAGGAACAAAATTATCAGCTGTTGCTAAAAGTTGGGTTTGAACTAAGGCTTTTTGATTGTAAGGTAAAATAGGAATACCTAAAGTAATTGTAAATTGACCTTGATCATCAGTTTGAACTGGGTCTCCGGTTGCTAAAACAGGAGATACTTTAGCTTTAGATAGGGGTTTATTTGAAGTTTTATCAAACAATCTTCCACTAACGTTATATTTTTCTATTTTAGGGAAATAATCTTTAATTCTAGCTTTTATCTGTTCAGGGGTTAGTTGTTCCTTAACATCAGCTGCTTGTTTTTTTAGATTATTTATATCAAGATCAACCCCAATAGCCTTTTTACCTGCTTCAGTTTTGATGAATTGTACCGCTAAGTCTATAAGTTCTTTCTCTGACATTATAATATTTTAACGGTTTTAGATTTAAAATCATCCATTGCAGCCTGAAATTGATTTATAGTTTCAATTAATGCTGTAGCAGGAGCAGGAGTTAAAACTAGACTAGGTTCTTGAGATAATGAAGTAATTACTGCTTGTAATCCAGCCATTACCCCTGAAAGTCTATCTAAAAATATATCTCCTAATACTGCAGGTTGTTCTGCATTTGATCCACCTAACTTTAATTCTCCACTTTCCAGAGCAATACTACCACTAGTGGCTATACCAATATCGCTTTTAGCAGATAGAGAAATCACTTTTTTAGATGAAAGTAAAATACTATCTGTTGTAGAATTTAATAATACACGTCCTGAATTGAGTATTACTTGGTTTCCTTTATATTGATTTGGAAACTCGGGTATATTTTCATCACTAATACCTGTATAATTGGTAGAGGATGCTTTTATAGGGATAAGTTGATTTGAGGTTAAATAAATAGAAGATAAATCATTATTAATATTTTCTACTATTGGTAACCAACCTTCATCACTTGAATCTATAGGTTGCCCATTACGTAAAATAGTAATTGGATTACCTTCTTCTCCACTTTCAGACCAGTTATTTTTATATAAGCCTTTAGAACGAGCGGTGGCACCTAATCGAATTGAATTTCCAAAACGGCCTTCAAATATATTATCACCTACAAATGGTAATACTGGGTGGATATTAGAACGTTCTATAAAAGTACCTCCAGTTGGGTTATCACCTTGTAGGTTAATTTCGGTTGATTTATCTTCTACTCTACGAACCGAACCACCTTCTATAGCTTGATAATCTTGTTTTTGAGCTTCGTCTGCTACTCCATCAAATATATTTGGGTAAGCATTGTGATGTGGGTGATTCCAAATTGAGATAGCATTTAAGTAGTAATATACTTTTGAGGTATCTTGTACTCCTATATCACTATCAGGTAAATAAAATAAAAGTACTATCTCATTTACTAATGGAAATGATTTAATTTGTGGAAATAGAGGTTTTGCTATAGGTTTAGCTATATCTTTACTTTCAGGAGTATTAACTAACTCAAAATTTATAGTACCTATACCATTCCAACCCCCATATTTTTGAAATTTTTCTTTATTAGTTTCATCTAAAACAATATCAGTTACCCTGGCAGGTATTACTTTTAAGTTTAGCTCTTCAATAGAAGCTACTAAATTTGAAATATCACCACCAGAATTTAAGGATTGACCTAAGTAAGCTAAACCAGTTTTAGTTAGAGCCATTTTCTTCTTTAAAGTCAGAGTTAAGTTTATCCAACTCTTCCATCAATTGTTGTTTTTCTTCTTCACTAATCCCCAATGAATCCTCGCCACTAGAACTATTAAGCGCACGTTGCACTATAGTTGCCATTTTAATTAACTGTTCATCGTTTCTTACGCCAATTTCAAGGTAATCTTTGATGAGGGGTACAATTAAAGTAGCATCTCCTATGTCTTTAACAAGAGGTTTCAGCTCGGAAATTAAACCAGAAATTTGTTTTTCTTTTTTTTTCTGATTATCATAGATTTCACCTAAAATATCCGAAAACTTTTTTTTACCAAATACTACATTATCCAATGCCATGATGTTTTTTATCATAAATATGGATATAATTAAAGGTTAGAATCTAGCGTAACCGTTTTCGAGATAAAATACGTAATTACTTTTAAATATCTCATGTAACTGGTTAGCTATTTTAGTTATTTTTGGGGTTTTAGCATCTACCATTTCACGAATGTAGATATATAAGGCTTTTTTATTAAATACATCTAAATCTTCTCGCTTACGAAATAATTCAAGTATAGCATCTGCTATTTGGGCATCGTTTTTTTTGGGGAATAATTCGTAAATATTTTGGGTAGTATACTCTACAAATATATCTATGTATTTATCCAAATCACTTTTAACAGCATCATCACCCATATTGTAAGTATGGGTTGAACCCTCTTTATACAGTTCGGATATATCTGTTTTTTGTATTTTTTTACTATAATTTTTGGTATTATATAATATAAGCCATCGTTTAACTATAGTGCCAAAATATGAATATGCTTTTGCTCCTCTAGAGGGGTCAAATAAATGCATTTTAGATAATAGGAATGTTATAATTTCATGTTGCAGATGCTCCAAGTTTTCTACCTCAGTATGGTAGAATTTGAAAGTATGTATAATATTTTGTGTGAGTTTGAAAAAGGGATAGTGTATCTCTTGTTGGTATATCATACTACGAACCTCGGGATTGGGTTCGTTATTATAACGTACTATAGCTAGTTCTGTATCGTGAGTAAAATAGTTCTTACTCTTCTTCCTCCTTTTGCGGGGTTGTTCCATTTATTGATTAGGTTTAAATCGAGACAGTGCATTTTGCAACTTTTTTATTTCATTAAAAAACCAACCAATTTCATCATCTGAACTAAAACTACCTCTAGTATCTAGTTCTTGAAGTTTCTTATCTGATTCTTCAATAGATAATTGAAAATTTTCAATAAACTCTCGTTGTGATACGATTATATCCTCTGCTTTCTCGTTTTTAATTAAAAGGTTTATGGTCGTATATCCTAGGACTACGACCACTCCACTAAGTATGTATATTATTATCTCTAATGTCATTATAAACTATCTAACATACTCTTAAGTCCCTCACTTTTCACAGTATTTAAGGCTTTAGACTTTGTATTAGATTTAGGTTTTGACGATAATGTAAAATTATTCTTTTGGGGCTCCACGCTATTTTCTCCTTTTAGTTTAGGTAACCATTCAATTTCAAACTCAATACGAGCAGCCATTAAATCAGCCTGGTGTAAGATAAATGGAAGTGAAGTACGAGGTTTTTGTTCGGGCATAAATGCCTTTAAGTATTTAGTATTAGCCTCATCATATAAACCATCATGTGTCTGGATAGCTAACATTTCATTAAATGAATATTGAATACCATGTGCCTGGAGGAGATATAGACCTCGATCAGGGACAGAAGCAAAAGGAACAGATTTATTAAACATATAATCTTCACCTAATTTATCTTTTCTCCACTGGTCAGTCTGGGGGATATAAGAGGCATTATCTTCATCTCCCATTTTCCCTAAATCATGGTTAATAGCCGAGAAAACTAGTTCCTCTAAAGTATATGTTGAGGTATCACAACCAAATTCCCCCCATACTTTCTCTAGTTTAATAGCGGCTTTAACTACTCTGTTTACATGATCTACATATCCTCCTGGGAATGCACTATGGTATTCTTTTTTATGAGCCGCGGGCATCATTACGATACGCTCCTCATATTTTTTATAAAATTTAAGTAATTTTTCTTTACGTGGGGATGAAATATAGATTTCAATATTATTTAAAAACTCTTCCCAATTTGATTGAATTTTTTCTGCTGTTAGGCTCATAACTTTTTCCTTTTCTTTTGAATTTGATTATATTTGCGTAACCTACAAAGTTGATTAATTAATTCTCCAGTAGGATTATGGGATGGTTTTAGTCGGGTATTTCTTTGTAATGCCCTCACTAGTATTTATTAATTTCGGATGGAGACATAGGCTCGGCCTCTATCATATCTCTAATTTCTCCAACAATTGCTTGTGCTCTACCTATATTAATTTTGTAAGTCTCAATAGGTTGTTGTGTGTTTACAATGTTTTGGAGTGTGGTTAAAGTACCCTCTAATGTTTGTAATTTTCGATCAAGTAAATTTCTATTTCTCATAACTTATATATTAAATGTTTCTACCCCCCTTATGTAACCTTTATTCCTATCCCTTTTTTCAAACAACCCGTGATATAAATGTACGAGAGAAAAAACTGGGGTGCCACATAATTTTTTAAATTTCTTTAACTATTTTTTCAATTTTGTGAATATGCGCACACTTTTCATATTCTTCTCTATCTTCAAAATATTTGATAGCACGTTCTAGTGAATCTAACAAATATTGAGTGTCCTGTTTAATAACAGCATAAAGATGTTCTTTATTATCTATATCTATACCTCTAATATAGTACCAAGCTCGATTAAATACTGTAAATTCTGAAGATTGTTTGGTTACTTCTTCATCGAATTCTTGTTGAGCGTTTTTAAAGAATTGTTTTAATTTTTCATTAAATACAATATTATTTTGGATTAATTTAACAAACATCCCAATTTTAGCATCGGGTGTTTCCATAAAATCCACGTGTATTTCCTGTGGTTGAGACTTATCCTCTCCATCTGAAAATAATCCAAAAATTCGGTTTACATTAGGCACTGCCTTGTACTTTTAATTGTTGATAAGCTCTATAACCTGCTTCGCATAATGGTAATTCTTCTGCTTCTTTAATTGAAGAGGATAAGGATTGCCACTCCCCAAAAAAACCTTTTTTAGCAGCTTTTAAACCTATTTCCTCATATAACTTTGCATCAAAATCTATCATGACTATTATAAATACCCTAAGATAATTTTTTTAATTGGCTTTCTAAATCACTTATTTTAGATTTAATATTATTATAACTTTTAACAACATCTATTTTTTGATCATTATCAGGATGGTATTGCCATAATTCTTCCCCAATACCTTGGAGTGTTATAATATCATTAATAATTTGTCCTTCTTTTTCTGCTAATGTAACTTCTTTCATAATTGTTCTAAATCTAAATTATACTCTATAAGTAACTCATTTAACTTATGTCTACATTCCTCAAATGCATCATAAACTTCTTCTGACATTTCATCTGGGGCGTACTTAACCCTTCCTCTTAGCCATTTTTTCATCTCCCATAATGTATAAAACATATTAGGTGCGTCATTAGCCATTTGGTAATCGGTCCGATCTTCTGGAAGATTAAATTCTAATATTGCTTTCATAACTGTTTTAAATATAATTTTTACCCAATAATTTAATAACCTTTTTTGCCTCTTCCAAATTTATTTGAAAGAACTCCCGTTGGTTATTTACACGGTATTCTCTCAATTTGCGATGAACTTCCCCTTCG